GGGCTTTGTGCCGAACGATAGTTTTCCTGCATCATGGTGGGCCGCAACGGCAAATAAGACGATTCTGGTAACGATTGAATTGTCGGTTGACGGAATTACATTCTTCCCGATAATCACCGGCAATGCGGACAGTCATATATATGACGCCATCGCAAACACGATCGACGTGGCGGGCCGTGACCTCGCTGCCAGCATGATCGACACCAGGATCGCTTCGACTTACAGGAACCTTACGGCGAGCGAGATTGCGGAGCAACTCGCCGCCGAGCATGGGTTGCAGGCCCAAATTACACCGACAACCACCATTGTCGGCCGCATCTACGATATTGACCATGATGAGACCAGTAGTGGGGACTTCTCGCAGGCGAGCAATGAGTGGGATATGCTTTCCCGGCTGGGTCAGGCGGAGGGCATTATTCCCTATGTCTTCGGATCGACACTCTATTTCAATCCTCCAGGCGCCAAGCCGCCAATTTTTCCGGTGGAATTAACGCGCAACGCCAACGGTCTGCTGGTTGCGGGCGTGACCGGCCTGGTATTTGAGCGGCATATGACTTATGCCCGTGATGTAATCGTAACGGTTAACTCATGGAGCAGCCGACAAAAGACGACGATTACGGCCACGGTGCGAACCAAGACAAAGGACGAAAGCATTGATCGCGGACTGAAGGCCTCAACCTATTTATACGAGATCCCTAACTTGAGCCAGGCGCAGTGTCTGGCGAAGGCGCAACAACTTGCTTTGGACATCTCCGCGCATGAACGATATGTAAGGGTGACTATTCCGTCGCTGGCGCTGATGAATCCGCAGACGCTGATGTCGGTTTCCGGAACCGGGACAGATTACGACATGACGTATTATCCACTTACAATCACCTATGAGGTGGCGACGGAATGTGGTGCCACGACTGTCGTGGACGCGAAATTCTCATCGCCTCTGGAGACTTACGATGGTGATTCTGGGCAGTTATTGGGGAGTGCGCGATGAGCTTTACAGATGCGCAGCGCCGGGAAATTGCCGCGATCGCGTCGCTTTCGGCGGCAAATCGATCCGGTATTGTCAGCAGCTGGCAGGCAACACCACCGATGGCAAAGGTACAGATCATGCCATGGAATCCCGCCGATGGGGCACCACCTGAGACGGGATGGATCCCAGTGTTATCAAGCGCTGCCGGATATCTGGGCAATGGCTGGCGAGTTCTGATGCCGCCGATGATTGGCGCTCAGGCGTTCATTCAGCCGGAGGTCGGAGATGCGCAGAATTGGGTGGTTACCGGTTTCTACTTCTCCGACGTAGACCCAGCGCCGACCGGTGCTGAGCCGGGAGAAATTATGATTCAAAACGAGACTGGCTCGCTGCTGTATTTGCAGGCCGGAGGTGCAATTTCGATGGTCACGCCGACGCTAAATATCGCGGCGCCGAATGGGGGAGATGCAACGGTGAACATCACTGGCTCACTGAACGTCACGGTCGAAACAACGACTGCCGGGATTGCATTCACACCGCACACCCACCCCTATGTTCCGGGTGGAAATCCGCCGACGCAGACCGGCGAGCCGCAAGGATAGGAGATGGGCGATATTTCGCATTTCTACGGTGCTGACATAGACCTCAGCGCCGGCGGGGATTTCTTGTATATTGCGGATGAGACGCAGCAGCATGTGATCAAGCGGTTACTGACGGCGGCGGGTGCAGACATCTGGAATCTGGCATATGGCGCCGGGCTCGGGCAGTTCGTGGGACAACCCATAAATCTGTCGGCGATAACCAATGCGATCCTCTCGCAAATCTTTCAGGAGGCGAGCGTCGCGCAATTGCCCAATCCAACGGTGACAGCAACGCAGAGCGGAACGGTAATTACGGTTACGATCACCTACACCGATGCCACGACTGGGCAAAGTCAAATTTTAACGTTGCCGTTGGGGAACTGATATGCAGCTTTCGTTACAGACAAAGAGCCAAATCGTCGCAAATATGTCTGCGGCAATTCAAGGCGCGGCTGCGACCGGCGGATTTACGATTTCGATGACTCCGGGATCCGCCATGCTAGCCTTTGTGAATGCTTGCGCCGGAACCTATTTGTGGCTGCAATGGTTGACGACTCAGGTGCTGAGTGCCGCCCGCTTGGCGACATGTTCGGGTAGTGATTGCGATCTGTTCTGTGCCGATTTCGGCTTTACTCGCATAGCCGGCGCGGCGGCGTCAGGGCAGGTGGCATTTGCGCGCTACAGTGCTGCCCAGCAGGCGGTGATACAAGTTGGCTCAACGATAAAAACCACCGATGGCACGCAGAGTTTCGTGCTGGTGGCGGATACCACACAGGCAGCGTATTCCGCGACCGCTTACGCCTACATCATCCCGGCCGGTGTCGCCAGCATTAACGCGACGGTGCAGAATACGGTGGCTGGGGTGGCCGGCAATATTATTGCAGGTGCGCTCGGGCTGGTGACCAGCAATATCCCATATGTCGATACGGTGACGAATGCCGCGGCCTTTACCAATGGGATGAACGCGGAGAGTGATACCGCATTCAAGGCGCGGTTCGGCCTGTTTCTAACATCGCTAGCCAAAGCCACACCTGTTGCACTGCAGTCCGCCGTTCTTGGCGTGGCGCAAAACCTGACATGCGCGGTGCTGTCGGGTGTGCAGACCGTAGGTGGTGCATTTGCGCCCGGCTACGGAGTGATTGCAGTAGATGACGGCAGCGGGGCGACGCCAAGCAGCACGCTAACGGCCGTTGCAACCGCGGCAACCGGGCCTTCGGTGCTGGCGCTTGGCGCGACCTGCACGGTTATGCAGGCACCTGTAATTACCGCCAATATCGCGTTGACGATTACTTGCGCCACCTTGGTAGAGAAGGCGGCGGCATTGCCGCTGGTGGCAGCAGCAATCACCGCTTATATTTCGGCACTTCCGGTTAGCACATCGAGCGCCGCGGCACCGCTACCTTATAGCGCTATTTTCAAAATTGCATATGACGCGTCGGCAAACGTGACCAACGTTGCAAGCGCCACACTCAACGGCGGGACGGCGGATATTGGTGGATCACCAGGAACGGTGGTGCGCCCCGGTACAGTGACGGTGAGCTGATGGCCAGCATCGTATCGAGTACCATTGCAACGCTGCCGAGCGGGCAGACCGTTGATTTCAAGGTTCTGAATAACAATGGCGTTCTAACAACAGCCATTCTGCCGGTTTACGACCAAGCGGATTTCATGGGGCGTCTGTTGCGGCTTTTGCCGGGCGGTTGGTTCCCAGCGGTGGCGCCGCGGTTGTTCGCGGTATTGCAGGCGCCGGCGCTTACGTTCTCATTGATCTACGGAATGACGGTGTTTGCAAAGGCGCAGCAGCGGATTGCATCGGCGACCGGCGCATTTCTTGACCTGGCAGCGCAAGATTTTTTTGGCAGCGGACTGCCCCGGCTGGAATATGAATCCGATGCGGCTTATGCGATGCGGATTCAATACAACCTTACTGCGCCTCGCGGTACCTATAACGGCATGATGTCGATGCTGGAGCAACTCACCGGTAATACCCCCGGCATATTTCAGCCCAATAATGTGGCGCAGACCGGCGGGTGGGCCACGCAGAGTGATCCGGTCGCTGGTGGCGGGGTATTTGCGTTCTACGATGATGAGGGTGAGAGCGGGGCCGGGTTATGGGGTTCGATGGCGCTGCCCTGCCAGGTTTTCGTTACTGTTGAAGCGCCTTTGACTGGGTATTATGTCTTCGCGAATCAGGGCGGCATATCGGCGTTGGATGCACCGGCGATAGGCGGCGGTTACGGATTTTCAACACAGAGCATGCCAGTTGCCGGCGGTGGATCGCTCGCTTTTGTAGATCCTCAGTCGGTACCGGGTTCAATTACAGATGCCATTATTTATCAGCAAATCGCTGCATGGATGCCTGTGGGATATATCGCCTGGACCCAAATTACCTAACGGAGTTTTGAATGACCGATCGCGTAATAAGCTATGCCGGCGCTTTGCCGCGCGTGGAAGATTTCTTATCTGTCGGCAAATACGCTATGGTTGGCGTCGGTGCGGTTGCCGAGTCCATTCTCGGACAAAGCACCCAGGTCGCTGGGCTGACGGTGACGGCTGTTCCAAATACGGCGGTGCCTGGTTCGGCGTTCGCCGTAAATGTTGGACGTGGATTTCTGTTTTCCTATCAGGAGACCGATCCGAGCGCTTACGGAGTGTTAGGAACGGATACCGCAACCAATGTTCTAAAGACTGGCATTCTCGCGGTCGGTGTGGACCTTGGGCTTACAAATGCAGCGCCCGTATCTGCGGGCTACTCGACAAATTATCTGGTGTCCCCGCATTCATTGAGCAGGATATCAATCAAACGGTATTGCCTTACTACAATGCCGCGCTCCCGTCGCAGCCATTCAGTGGCCCGGCGAACAATTCAACCGCGCAGGTCACGACACGACAGGATACGGTTCAGCTTCAGATAATAGCCGGAACCCCGGCGCTTACAGGTACCCAAGTGACGCCGGCAACGCCGGCCGGCTATGTGCCTTTATACGTTGTCACGATCAAAAATGGCGATAGCCAAACCGTGGATGGGCAGATCGCATTGGCGCCTGGCGCCCCATTCATTAACTCTGTGGCCGGGTTGACCCAGATTATCCAGAATGGCTCAACAAACTATGCAGTAGCGGGCGGAAGCGCAAATTTAATTACCCTAACGCTGGCGCCAGCGCTGACGGCGTATGAAGATGGGACTTGGGTAATCTTCAAGGCGGCAGAGGCGAATTCGGCAGCGACGTTCATCAGCATCAATGGCCTCTCTAATCTCCCGGTTTTGCAGGCTGGCGTGGCGCTTTCGGGTGGAGAAATTCTGCCGGACTGGTCCTATGGCGGGGTCATTCTGGGCGGTAGTTTTCACTTAGGCGAATCTGGCGCGGGTTCGATCAACGTCGCTGAGGGAACCGCGTCTACCCATGCGGTAAACATGTCGCAATTTCCTGTACGGCAATTTTTTGCCGCCTCGCAGCCTGGCGTCATCTCTGCCCCGGCGAATAGCTCAACATATACAATCGAAGATATACAGCTAACATTTCCCGCCGCTAGCAAGAGCGGGGCGTTCCGCGCCCACGTCAGGATGGTAGGCGAAGGAACCGCGACCGCTGCAAACGTGCGCCAAAACTTTCAAAACATATTGAATGACGGAAGGAATAATTACATCGGCAACGCCTCATTGGTCACAGCGTTGGCTATCGGAGACACGTGGGGAACCGCAGATACCATTCTAACATCCGGAACCTATTCACCCGGTTCAACCGTCACTTTCACACATCAAATTCGTACCGGTGGCGGCGGCGTAAATTTTACTATTCAGAACTCCTTTATGGAATTAATCGTCGAGGAGGCGTG